CGTCACCTCGAGTCGGTCGAGCAGCGGCTGTTCATCCAGCGGTTCCGGCTCGATCCGGTCACGCGGTACCTGACGGCCTGCGCCATCCCGAACGGCGGGAAGCGGTCGGCGCGAGAAGCGGCAATCCTCAAGGCGGAGGGCGTGACGGCGGGCGCTCCCGATTGGGTGCTGTTCCATCAGACGGCGCGGTACGTCGGGCTGGCGCTCGAGTTCAAGTCGCCGGACGGGTCGGGGCGCGTCTCGCCGGCACAGGCGTATTTTCTCGATGGATTGCGACAGAACGGATGGGCGGTCCATATTGTCAAGACAGCGGTCGAGGCGTGGGAGACGCTCGAACGCTACCTCAACGTGCCGGGAGGCACCGATGCGTGATCTGACGGTCACGGAAGCGGCCAAGATGGTCGGCGTATCCCGAGCGCGGGTCTATCAGCGCATCACGGGACAGGCGGGAAGCTGGGACCCTGGGCGACCGTTGCCGGCGATCCTCGTCCGCTCGACCAGCCGCGGAGCGCGGAACGGCCGGCAGATGCGGATCGACTTCGACCTCGCGCTCGAGTGGCGGCAGGAACGATTGACGGCCGGGTTGCCGGTCGGGCCGATCCCGGACGCCGATCCCGAGGACGCGGTGCCGCCGCCGCCGGTGAAGCCACCGAAAACCCCCGAGCCGGCGGGGTCGGTCGTCCCGATCGGGATGCCGAGCGTACGGATCTTCTAATGGAGGAGCGGATGGCAACCATCGACGAACAGCCGATGCCGTACGTGGAGACGCTGACCGACCGGACGCACGGCCGGCGGATCGTCTCGCACATCCATCACGATCACCTGCACAAGGTCCGGATGGCGTGGCAGATGATGGAATGGACGGTCGGGTTTATCACGCCAAATCGCGGGGTGGACTATGTGGCGGTCTAAGCTCAACCCGCTGCCGACCATCCTCTATATGCTGGCCGGCGTCACGATCGCGGGGATCTTCGCGGTCGCGGCGCTAGCGCTGATCGTCCTCGAGGCGATCGACCCGAGCCCGAAGGGGTAACTATGCCGATCCCGACGCCACAACCCGGCGAGAAGAAAGACGTGTTCCTAGCGGCCTGTATGGCCGACCAGACCATGACGACGGAATACCCGGACGCGCCGCAGCGGTACGCGGTCTGCCTTGCGCAGTGGGATAAGGACCGGGCCGAAAAGCCGTTTCAGGGAGAACCGATCGGTGGATGGCCCTATAACCTGTTCAGCCTATGAGCGCCGCGCCGTGGGTCCGGATGCCGCTGAAGGCGGTCAAGTCCAACCCGAACAACCCGCGCGTCATCAAGGACGACAAGTTCCGGAAGCTGGTACAGTCCATAAAAGACTTTCCGGAGATGCTCGAACTGCGGCCGATCGTCGTCGACGCGGACGGCGTAGTCCTCGGCGGCAATATGCGGCTGCGGGCGGCCAAGGAAGCGGGACTAACGGACGTCCCGGTCATCCGCGCCGATCACCTGACGCCGGACCAGCAGCGGGAGTTCGTCGTCAAGGATAACGTGGGGTTCGGCGATTGGGATTGGCAAACCCTCGCAAATGAGTGGGACGCCGGCGAACTGATTTCTTGGGGTCTGACGATTGACCTCCCGCCGGACGAGGAACTTGCCGACGAGGCCGAGCAGGGGAAGCTCGACGAGAAAGCAAAGAAGCTTTGCCCGCATTGCGGTGAGGCAATCGAATGACCTTGCGGCTGGATTGGTGTACGCATGATGCGGCTAAGTATGCGTGTCGGTATTGGCACTATTCTCATTCAATACCGGCCGGCAAGCTGGTAAAAATCGGGGTTTGGGAATTCGATAAGTTTATAGGCTGCATTATTTACAGCCGCGGCGCGTCCCCTTACCTATTGGAACGATTTAAGATTGACCAGACGGAGGGCTGCGAATTGACCAGAGTCGCGCTTCGACCGCATACGGCACCGGTGAGCCGTATGCTGAGCATTTCGCTTAAATTCTTAAAGAAACATTGCCCTGGTCTCCGCCTTGTCGTATCCTTTGCCGACCCTGAGGAGGGGCACGTCGGCGGTATTTATAAGGCGACAAATTGGGTCTACACTGGCCGGAGCAATCCGACGGTTGAGAACTATGTCAACGGCCGATGGCAGCACGTACGCAATAGTTACCATAAGATTAAGGGCAAAACGGTACAGACCCGCGTCCGACAGGGCAAGCACCGATATGTGATGCCGCTCGACGCGTTTGCCCGGACGCTCGTTGAGCCGTTTCGGCAGCCGTACCCGGTGGCCGAATGCGCACGAAGTACTGACAGCGGTACGTCCGGCGACCAGCCGGAAGGGGGCGGTGCGATTCCGACCCGTGCGCTTAACACCGCAGCAACACCGGAGGTATAGCCATGCCGCCGAATCCGCAAAACCTCAAACCCGCTTGGAAGAAGGGACAATCCGGTAACCCCAAGGGGCGGCCGAAGTTACCCGACATTCGCGAGGCGTTGGCGAAGGTGCTGGCCGACGAAAAGGACGGGGTGACGGCGCTTGAGGCGACGCTCGCGGCGCTCCGCGCGAAGGCGGTCCGTGGCGATGTGCGGGCGGCGGAGGTGCTGCTTGATCGGGCGTTCGGGAAGGCGGCGCAGACGATGGACGTGACGTCGGGCGGCGAGAAGATCGTGACACCGCCGATCGTGTGGTCGGATACCCTACCGCATGGGTAGAGAGGCGGCCGAGCCGCTGGTGCTGCTCGCGCCGTACCGGCCGCTGTTCCATCCGAAACCGTCCTGGCGCTACGCGTTCCTGACGGGCGGGCGCGGGTCGGGCAAGTCGTTTCACCTGTCGGTGTTCTTGCTGAACCTGACATACGAGACCGGCCACGTGATCCTGTTCACGCGGTATACGATGGAATCGGCCGGCGCGTCGATTATTCCGGAGTTTGTGGATAAGCTCGAGCGGCTGGGCAAGCGGGACGATTTCGACATTACGCAGAAGGAAATCGTCAACCGGCTGACCGGAAGCCGCATCCTATTCCGCGGCATCAAGACGTCGAGCGGCAACCAGACGGCCAAGCTCAAGTCGATCCAAGGCGTCACGACGTGGGTGCTGGACGAGGCCGAGGAGCTGGTGGACCGGATGACGTTTGATCGGATCGACGACAGCATCCGGTCGCAGCTCCGGCCGAACCGGGTCATTCTGTCGCTGAACCCGTCGACGGTTGAGCATTTCCTGCACGGGCTGTTTGTGGCCGAGCCGCGAGCCGATACCTTGTACATTCATACGACCTGGCAGGACAACCGGGACAACCTGTCCGAGTCGTTCCTCGCGAAGATCGAGGAGACGCGGGCCAGCAACCCCGGCCGGTACGGGCACATCTACGCCGGCGAGTGGCTGCGCGAGGTGGCCGGGCTGCTCTGGACGTCCACGGAAATCAACCGAGCGCGGGTGCCGACGGCACCGGATGATCTGAACCGCGTCCTCGTGGCGATCGACCCGGCCGTGACGGCGAACGCGGAATCGGACGAGACGGGCATCGTGGTGGTCGGGGCTGATCGGAACCGGCGCGGATACGTCCTCGAGGATCTGTCGGGGCGCTACTCGCCGAACCAGTGGGCAACCATCGCGATTGACGCGGCGCGGCGATGGAAGGGGTCGATCGTGGCAGAGACCAATCAGGGCGGCGATATGGTGACGGCCGTCCTCAAGTCCCTAGGGGATCGGGCGCACGGCGTCCGGATTATCGACGTGAAGGCGAGCCGGGGGAAGCTGGCGCGGGCCGAGCCGGTCTATTCGCTCTATCAGGAGCAACGGATCTTTCACGTCGGGCAGTTGCCGCTGCTCGAGTCGCAGATGCTTGGGTTTAATCCGGAGAATCAAATTACCTCGCCGGACCGCGTGGACGCGCTGGTCTGGGGGCTGTCGGCGCTGCTCTTGAACGGGGCGAACGCGTTCGTGGTCTAACGCGTGGAAGGTGTCAAGGACGGGGCGTCGTCGTGTTGCTTCATTGCTTGGAGCCACGTACGCTACCCGTAGGATGTCCGATCCCTTTTCTCTCGGGGCCGCATGACTGCAACCCGTCCGCCGCTGTTGACGCGCCTTTCGACGGCGTTGCGTACGTTGCGCGGCCAGCCGATCGTCGCGCCTGGCGGGACCGATCGCGCAATTATTGAGACGACGTACCCGAACTTTCCCGGCGGCATCGCGCAGGCGTCGCTGGTCCGGACGGCCAACCCGCAGGAGTACAAGCCGGACGGGGCCACGATCCGCGTCCAAGGCTTCAGCCGGCACCCGGTAGTTCACGCCTGTATCCGCGTGGTGGCCGATATCGTGGCGTCGGTGCCGCTGGTCGTATTGCAGGAGCGCGGGAATCAAGAGAGCCGGGTGCCGGAATCGCACCCGCTCCAGCGGTTGCTCGATTACCCTGGGCCGCGATTTACGGCGCGGCAGTTCCGGACGCGGTACGCGGTCGATTACCTCGGCTACGGCAACGCGTTTTTCCAGATGGACCGGCCGGGACCGACGCGGCCGCCGGTGGCGTTGCGCTCGGTCAACGCCGAGTCGATCCAAACGGTATGGGTGGACGCCGAGGGCGACGCGCGGCGCTACGATTATGGGAACTGGGCTGGCATCATCGTGCAGGTGCCGGTTGAAAACATGCTCCATTTCAAGGACATGGAGATGTCGCGGCCGTTTGCGCCGGACGTGTTCGGGTTTCCGCGCGGGGCGACGGCGATCGCGTCAATGACGGCCGACAACGAGGCGACGCAGTACGTGCGGCAGGTCGTGACCAACGACGGGACGCCGACGTTCGCGGTGCTGCTGTCGGACGAGGCGACGCAGGACGACGCGGTGGCGATGCAGGACCGATACAAGGCGCGGGTGGTCGATCGCGGGAAGCGCGGGTCGCCGGCGTTCTTTGGGGCGGTCCGCGACATCAAGCCGTTGGGCTTCACGCTGTCCGACCTCGAGTTCCCGTCCCTCCGGCGGGTGTCGCGCGAAGATATTTGCGCGGCGTACGGGGTCGATCCGCGCATGATCGGGATCGCGTCGGCGACGTCGGACGCGGGGCTGTCGGGGGCGCAGTACGCGGAGGCACGGGCGCGTCTGGTCCAGCATACGATCGAACCGATGCTGTCGGCGATCGAGGACGAGCTGAACAACTGGCTGGCGCCGGAGTTCGGGGACGTCTGGATCACGTACGACCACGACACCCTGCGGGATCTGGTGGAAAACGACGCGGAAACGTCGACCCGAGTGCGGGCCGAATTTGCGGCGTCCCTCCGGACG